GCAAACTGGTTACCAGTGATAAAGTCAGGATTTTGAGTGTCATTTTCAAATCTAGCATAAGAGAGAACATTATATGCACCCAATTCACGATATATATCGGCACCATGACCACCGTTTGGTGGAATAATTACATCAAACACTGGTGCAATCGTTCCATTTGGAACACCACCTCTTTCAAGATCGAGTGTACCGAAAGAATATCCTTCACCACCCCTAGACACCGTAACTGATTCTACTTTTGAGTCATTATTAATAACAACTGTAGCTTCAGCACCTCTACCGTCACCAAGAATAGGAACTCTTGTATAAGTTACGTTTGCTGTGCCGATACCAACACCACGATTTCTAATCGTGACAATCTTTAATTGACCACTGTTTCCAGCATTTTCTCTAACTGATTGATAGGATGTATTGGTATCCCAATCTGTTGGAACAGCTATATAATTTGTAGAATCAAACTTGATAATTTGATTTGGTTTGATAGTGTAAAGATATTTCCAAATATAACCATCACCACTACTTCCAGCCTCTCTTGGTTCTAAGTCAGTGAAGTTAGGTTCATCGAGAGAAGGACCACCTCTAAAGCTATTCTCTGGATTTGCGTTATTAAAGAGACAAATATAAACCTTGTACTCACTATTCATCACGTAGAAGTTGGAGTCATAGATATCGAATGCTCCAGATGGTTGAGAAGGATTATCTCTATCAATATCATTTCTCCACATATCATATGTGGTACCTGACTGCCAAGAAATCTTTCTTACAACTTGACTCACATCACCACTATTGATCTTTTTAAGAGCAATCATAGTGTCCCAATAATAGTTGGAGTCATCCAAACTATCTTTAGGGGCAGGTGGAGAAGAATTCCAATCACTCTGAAACACAGGAGCATCTGGAAGACCAATCCACGCATAATATGAGTTGGAAGAATCCTGTACAGAATCGACAAAATTCTTCGCATTCAAAATACGCAGTTGATCAGTAATTATCGCAGCCATTTGTTAGAGGACTTTTTTCTTATTTAGACGTTAATTTAGACCGTAAACAGGTTTGGATAGATAACAATCGTTCCGCCCATGCCGGCATGAGATGTACATTGATAGTACAGTGAGTTTGGTGCACTAAATGGAACCTCAAATCTCAGAGTTCCGTTAGACACCGCATTATTTGTTACACCCGTTGAGAATGCAGATCCACCATTTGAAGAACGAATCTCAAATGGGTGAGCACCCATATTATTGACAAATTCGTAATTCTGACCTCTTGCTAAGTAGATAACAGGATCGGCAGTTGCACTCAGTCCACCTGGACCAGTAAATTGATAATGTGTGGATCCATCTGCACCAAGAGTCCAACTTGAATGTGTGATATCCGATGCATCTCCGAAGTATGTTGCACCAGTGACTACACCTAAAGTAGAAACACCTGAGACGACCAGCGAATTTGTACTGACAGTTGTAGTTCCAACACCAACACCACCACCTGTTGATGATATGGTAGTGATACCAGCATTCGTTGTAACCGTGATATTATTACCAGCCGAAATCAATGTGGTAATACCAGTCAGACCAGAACCGTCAGCACCAGTTAGAGTAGTCACTACACCAGTCAGACCAGAACCATCGGCACCAGTCAAAGTGGTCACTACACCAGTTAGACCAGAACCNTCGGCACCTGTTAATGTTAGGTTTGCACCACTACCATAATAAGTCGCTCCAGTGACAACTCCTAGAGTGGATACACCAGAAACCACTAATGTATTTGCACTGACATTTGCAGTTACAGCGATTCCTGTAAGATTAGATCCATCACCGTAATAAGTTGCACCAGTTACGATTCCAAGAGTAGAGATACCAGTTACTCTGAAGTAACCCAATACACCAGCACCACCGTGTTTTGTCTCAAGTCTTTTTGTATTATTGTAATATAATTCCGTACCAAAATTTCCGTCAGCATTCGTTGCTATAACTTGAGTTGTTCCAGCTCCACTATTGAAGATCTGTGTATCAGCATTAATGTTAAATGCGCCACTTGAAACATCAATATTATTTCCAGTACTGTCATCGTGGTAAATTCTAAACTTACCTTGTTTAAAATCTATGGCTTTATCTTCACCTAAGAAGACAGTACCACCCATTGTAACATTACCAGTGAGAGTCGATACACCAGCAACATCAAGAGTTCCAGCAGAATGACCAGAACCAACGAACAATTGACCAATCGTACCAACACCAGTGATGTTGATATTTCTTCCAGTCACTTCATCATAAACAACATCATCTAAAACATACAGATCACCACCAACATAAAAATCACCACCAGTTGTCGTCACACCACCTTGACTTGCTAAAGTTGTGATACCTGAAGTTAATAATGATGTGACAGTTGTCACACCTAATGTTGTAATCCCAGCGGCTTTAAGATTTCTTGAAATGTCAACGTCAGTAGTTGCAATGGATACTGGGGTTGGTGCTGATACCGTTACATTACCAGTTGATGTATTGATTGATACGTTTGTTCCTGCAGTAATGACCGTTACAACACCAACGGCCAAGGTGGAACCATCACCAATAAGGCTATATAACTCGGTAAAGTTACTATTAATTTTAACTCCACCGTCTACTAGGGTATCACCTGTTCCATCATTTGGCGTAGTGCCAGTGTTAATACCTTGGTATGCCATCTACTGAGGATCCTTTTCTATGTTTTATTTATTTTAAGTTAGATAGTTATTAAATTTAAGTGGTCGGAACCTTTGAACCAGAGGGGATGTAGTCAATCCAGAATACCCATTTGGTGTGAATGTAAGTGCATTAGATGCAACTCTATTCCTAAATTGAATTCTTCCCCAGGTGTACTCACCTAAGTTCTTACCTCTTATAAATCCAGCTGTAGTTGTACCAAATCCTACAGTATTCACCTCAACTCTTCTAATGGCGGTAGTTCCTAAACCAACTGATGTCAAATCAGTTACAAAGTCATATGCCTTAGTTGCTTTGTAAATACCATCACTGTTAGTCGTCGATAATCCGAAGTTAGAAAGATTAACGACGAATAAATCATCAGTCTGAACTTGACTGAGAGTGACTGCAGTTCCCACTATGTTAGTATCTCTCATGAAGGAATCTTGAGGGATATAAAGTTCAAGTGTTCCTGAGGTGAGTGTTGTTTGTGCATAACCAACGATAATACCTTGATCACCGAAGTAAGAATTAACACCAACAACTTCTCTTCTTGCTTCAGGTACCTCAACAAGGATTTGTGGAGGATTCGAGGCGGAATAACCAACACCAGCATTAGTTATAGTGAATGATGTCACACCACCACCAGAGATATTTGCTGTTGCAGTTGCTCTTGTACCACCCACAATATCAATTGGTTGTGAGATAGACACAGCAGCTGAACCCGAATAACCTGAACCGACATTACTAATTGTGAACCCTGTGACTGAACCTCCAGCACTTACAGTGACTGTTGCGATTGCACCTACGATAGGTGACTGATCAACAATAGTAACTCTATCGTTGTAATCGAGAAGTGCAGTTTCATTCTTTGAATTGAAGAAAGGTCTTACCGTGTCAACATAGGCATTCTGAGTATTCACACCAACATATTGAGTCAGATAAGCCGCGGGATAGATTGAGGGTTCATACTCAACTCTGTCCTTAGTTACAAAGTCACCATTGATTGTAATGTCATCAATTTGTTTACACCATGTGAGTGGTCTAACTAAAGTTTGATTAGTTGTAATACCAGGACCATCATATGCGAAAGTAGTGACAGTATCCAGAGTTGTAATACCTGTCACAATTCTTTCTTCCTGAAGTAATCCTATTGTTTGACCCTTTCCAGAATCGTTCTTCAGTTGTAAACTGTCACCAATCTTGACTGTTTCAAGAATATCGACAAGAACAACGTCTACACCAGGAGTTCCTTTATAGAAGATGATCTTAGAGGTGTCTCCTACCTTAGGTGGTTCTGTAAATTCAATGATGCTACCACCGTTAAACTTATAAGAGGAGTTAGGTACCTGAAGAATGTCATTGATAGTGACAATCAGACATTGTGCAATGTTAATATCAGATCCGACTGCAGTTTCAATTGCAAACAAATTACCTGCAATAGCAAGTGGGAATCTCTTCGTGGTACCATCAAACTGATCATCCAACTTGTCAAATACATCAAGTTCACCAATGGTAAATCCATTGAACGTATCACGATATGTCTCCGTCACCGTAAGAATAAACTGATCAAAAGAGGCACTCGACGTAGTTTGAATACCAGTCGTTCCACCTATAGAGAGTCTAAGTTCTTCACTCTCTCCATAACCAAAACCACCACTGACAATCTCAAATTCAATTATACTTGAACCTTGACCAACCCTGATATCAATCTTAGCACCAGTACCCACTCCAGTGGTTCCATCAGCATATACAAGTGGAATATTTGAATAAGGAAGAGGAGCGTCGATAACAACTAACGGTGGATTGTTTTGATCGAGATTTGATCCGAAGAACGACGTAGTAATTGCAACAATCTCACCATCTTGAACAGTTGCAGTACCAATATTGACAACGGTTGAGAAACCAACATTAGTCGTGATAATACCAACCTGAACCGTTTGAACACCAACTCTATATCCAGATCCAGGATTACCGATTTCGATTGATGTAATTGTACCACCACCAGAGACGAAACATGAAGCACCAGCCGAAATAAGAGGTTGGAAACCAAAACCAGGAGTTGATGCAACAGAAATAATTGAACCACCCCTAGGAATAGTTGCTCTGTTGGGATCATCCTCAGAGGAAACACTCTCACCAAGATAAGTGATACTTGTGACACCAGCTGTTTCACCAAGAGTGAAGTCACCAGTCGTTGCTTGAGCACCTTGTGGTTCCTGAAGAATATTCGAGTTCAGGATAATTGCTTGGTTTGTAGAGAATCCAATAACGTTACTTCCATTCTGTAAGAGTGAGAAGTTCTTAGTTTGACCGTTGAAATCCTTCTGGATATTGTCAAAAGTAAAGTTACTACTATAAGTACTTGAAGTATCATCCTCAAGACCACTTCTCATGAAAGTTCTACCTTGGAATGTAGAATGAGTGGTGATACCAGACCAATCTACATTATCAGGACCTGCTGTATCTGTTCCGATTGGGATTCCGCCGAATGGTGCCGAGGCAAAGTGGACTGTATTGTTAACAATGTTGTAATTACCGCCAAGTCTTTGGACAGTAGCACCATTTGCATGAGTTGCAACTCCCGTACCCATTTGTGCTCTGAGAACCTTAAAGTTGTTAGTTTGACCAACACCAATGTTCTGAATCAACATGATTTCATCATCAATCTTGATAAGGTCATTAGATCTGAATGATGTAATACCAGTAACTTCAAAATCTACGTCAAATATGAGTTCTTGATCCAAAGTGGTCGAAACCACAACCTCAGTGACTGGAGCCTGAATCATATTGTCAATAGCCATCAAGGCTCTTGCATTTTGATTTGTTGATGTAAGTTTATGGAATGTACCAATACCAAGTGTCAGGAGATCAATTGTGTCTGGAGTTGCTGCCAATGCTGCAGCAGCATTAGTTGCAAGACCAACTGCAGAATTACTAATTTTAACTGCAAAGACTTCAGTTGGAAGTTTATCCGTAGAAACACCGGCAATTGATTGTGTAACAATACCGATAGCATTTGTAGATTCTACTAATGAGTTCTCATAACTGTAAACGAGCTTTTCACCTGTGACGAAGAAGTGGTCAGGAATGTTAATTGAGTTGTTTGTAAGATTTACAATAGATGAATTGTTTCCAAGGAATGCTCTCTGGAAAATTGGGAGACCATTGTGCTTAAGGTTGAAAGCTCTTTTTGTATCAAACTTCGTTCCTGTGTATGTACCATGATTAGAGAACAGAATGTTATTCTGAAGATCGCTAATTGAAGTGATACCTGTAATATTGTTGAAGTTCTTCAGACCAATACCAAATATCTTAACATCAACGGCAATGTTTGCATTTGGAGTGAAGTTCAGACTTACTGCACTTCCAGTCTTCGTCATACCAACAGTACCAAGACCTACACCAGAAATGGTATCAATTTGTCCGTACTTCGTGATGT